GGCGTAAAGATCCGTGGCGGATTGGGCGCGATCCTGGTTATCGCGGAGGAGGAAGAAAACAGCTATGATCTTGCCCACTGGAAGGCCGTTGTGGTGGATGGTAAGACGGTAAAGGCGGACACCTGGTACAAGCTGATGAATGGGGAACTGGTGGAGGCAGAGCAATGCTGACCGTCGTGATTCAGGTAGACGCCCCGCCTGGTCAGGCCATCGGCGTGAAGGAGCACCGGGCCATGTGCCTGGAGCGGTACGGAGATACGCGGGTGGTGGAGATCCGGGAGACCGGGGTGGAGTAGATGAGGATGGAGGGTTGACATGAAAAGACTGACGACAAACGATACAAACCATATCTTTGCGGTGCTCAACCTGTTTTACGCAGAGGACAATGAGGTCATGGTCCGTGGCGGCGGCCCGGAACCTGATTATGCAGATACAACACTGGTGGAGCTGATCCGCAGGATTGCCAACACCCACAATCTCACTATTGCGGCGGAGGACGCGGAATCCCTCGGAGACGAAATGTATGATGCCATGTTTGACGGAGTGGACACGGTTGAGGGAGTTGTCGGTCTGCTCCATGCCGCCGCCGTGCAGGCCGCAGAAATGCGGGGCAGGCTGGAGATGATCGAAGACATCCTGGGCGGCGACTACAATCTGGACCGCCTTCGGGAGCTGGTGGAGGCCGACCGAGAGGGGCGGTGCGTGGTGCTTCCGTGCAAGATTGGAGACACGCTAAACAAGTGTGTGAACCAAGCACGAGAGTTTGAGGAACTATACACAAAGCTCTATGCTGCAACAGGCTTTACAGCGGAGAAACTTTTGGAAATGTTCGCTGCTGGGTATGTGTTGCAAAAACCAGATTACTCAAAACAGTTGGCAGAGATGGCGAATTTAGCGGAAGCGGAAGCGGCGCTTCGGGAGGCAGAGGAATGAAATGCCTCACACACAATCTTGAAGTCAACTATCCGTGTTCTCCTGCCTGCCCTCTCTTTGGGGATTGCGTCGTTGCGTTTCAGAATGAACAAAAGAAGTGGGTACAGACCAACGCTGACCGCATCCGGGCCATGAGTGACAAGGAACTGGCCGGCTTCATCGAAGAGCTTGCCTATAACAGAGAAACCCCGTGGGGTGATCTGTTTCAGGAGACGTTTTGCAAGGGGTGCCCGGCCCAAGAATACACCATGGAAAACGGGCAAAAAATGCGGCTCCGTGAGTGCGATTTCGCTGATGGGGAATGCCCGCATGGGAGCGACATTGCGTGGTGGCTCAAGCAGCCAGCGGAGGGTGACAGATATGAGGGAATATGAAGCCTATGCGGAGACACAAAAGGAGCTACGCAACATGACGAGCGCAGATGCTTACTTTGCGGTTTTGCGAATGGTCAACGAGCTCCACAAAGCTGACGTAGCCCCGGTGCGGCATGGGAAGTGGATCGTTACAAAAGAGTTCAACGATGTCCTTGACATGGATGTCGAAAAGTACACTTGCTCTGCCTGCGGAGAATATAGGCTTACCGCATCCGGGTTGAGCCAGGCAACTAATTACTGCCCAAACTGCGGTGCGCAAATGGACGCCGATGGATAATCTGCTGACGGACAAGGATCTGGAGACCATCGCCCGGGCCCACCGCCGCTGCGGTGAGATGGAGGTCGAGCGGACGCTGGGGGCGCTGCGGGTGCGGGTGAGCACCTGCCCCGCCTCCCGGGCCTGGTCCGTGCCCTACCTGATCCGGCTGGAGCGGTGGCGGCCTGGGATGTACAGCACACAATATTTTGACAGCGCGGAGGCGCTGAGAGAGGAGTTTTCCAATGAGCGCCAACAACGATTATAGCGAGGAGTTTGACCGGCTGCGCAGGAACCGTGTGGAGGTGTCGCATCACAAATACGGCCCGGCCCGGAAAAATTTCGGCGAGGGGCGGGTGGATGCCCTGGAGACGGCCCAACTGTGCCTGGACGCTTTCCACCGGGACCACAACACCGAGCACCTGGTGGACGCGGCCAACTATCTGATGTTCCGATGGATGTTCCCCATGCCCGGGGAGTTCTTCCGGGCAACAGGGAGCGGCGAGAGCGTGGGGACGGTGGGGACGCCGATCAACATGGAGGACTGATTGTATGAGTGACAATAACACGCTCCGCAGGATCGCGGAGCAGCTTGGACCGGAGGAGATCCTGTGTCAGTGCGCGGAGGAGTGCTCTGAGCTGGCCCAGGCGGTACTCAAGATGCGCAGGGTGCTGGTGGGAACCACACCGCTGACGCAAAGCGAGGCGCGGGTCCTTATCAATGAGGAGGTGGCCGACGTGCTCAACTGCGTGGAGGCCCTGGAGGCCATCAGCTTTGTGGACCGGGGCCAGGTGGCGCGGATCCAGGCTGAGAAGCTGGGGCGGTGGGACAGGCGGACCAGGGGGGCGTGACATGAGCGGGATGCTGGACAAGCTGCACCGGAAGCACCAGATCGAACTGGAGGTGACGCGCCATGTGACCCGGCAGGAGATGGTGGATTTCGCAGCCATCGCCCTAAACGACGCCTTTGGGTTCGGGCCGGAGCGGTGCAAAAAATTTGTGGACGCACTGAACGCTGCGGTGAACGAGACGGCGGACATGATGGACGCAGACACCAAGGACATGGAGTACACCATTGCAAAATTTGAGGAGCGGCTGAAGCAGGTGGTGGGGCCGTACTATGTGCCAAGGAGCGAGCGGTATGGGTAAGCAGTGCGAGGGGTGCATCTATTACAAATCCTTAGGAGCCTGTGGAGAGGGGACCGAAAAAGCGTGTCACTATCTTCTGATCTGTGGAAAGCCGAGAGTACGCGATGGTGAAAAGTGTCGGTCCAGACAGGAAGAGAAGGTCCGCCGCAAGAAGAATGGAGGGGGAAAGGATGTTGGACACAGAACAAGCAGCCAGGATGTGCCCAATCTGCGGAGAAGATAGTTCCGTATATGACACGAGGGAAACGCCAAACGGAAAAATCATCCGCAGGCGGAGATGTACAAAGTGTGGGGCACAGTTTGAGACAGAGGAAACATTTGCTCGATTTCTCCCCGGAAAAAATCAAAAAAATTTTTGAAAACCCTATATATAGGGGACAGGCCTCAAAATATCTGAGAAAATGGGGGTGGGTAGAGATACCCACTCCCTTCTTTCTTTTGCCCGGCTCCGTGGCAAAAAACGGGCCCTCCTAACCAATGGCCGCCCCGATCTGCACAAGGGGCGGCAGATATGCCGCAGGTAGAACCAGCCCAAGATACGGGCCGGAGGGTCGCGCCCTCCATGCGGCACTATTGAGCGGAAATGGCAGTGAATAAGAGTAGTTTGCTGGGAAGAACAAAGCACCAGCAGCGAAGCTGTGGGCTAGAGCTTTGGCGAGGCCCACAACCGCTCAACCAGGCCCACGGAAAGCCTGACCCAACCCGGAGCATACCCGGCCTATCCCGGGTATATATGTTGCTCCTCGCTGAGTGAGGCGGGCGGCGACACCAAAATGCAACATAGTAAAATCAACAGAAAGGATTGATTGTATGTTAGTGAAGCTTGAAAGACTGGGAAAAGAAGAAGTAGCTGTTTGCACCAGCCTTGATGTTGCCTCCACATTCGGGAAGGAACACTACCATGTATTAGAAGATATACGCGCAATCGGGCGGGATATCAGTACCCCCGAATTTTCGGGGCTATTCATCGAGCAGGAATACATCGCATCAAACGGGAAAAGAAACCCTATGTTCGTTATGAACCGCGACGGCTTCACACTGCTTGTTATGGGGTACAACGGAGAAAAAGCGATGCAGTTCAAGCTTGCCTACATCAAACAGTTCAACGCAATGGAGGCAGCGCTCCAAGGCAAGCGAATTGAGCGTGAAAAAGGGATTGCAGTTCGTCAGGCGCTGACAAAAGCGCTGCAACAGTCCACCGAAAATGAGCGAATGCACGGGCACGCCTATTCCAATTACACAAACTGTATTTACAAGGTTCTGTTTGGGAAAAGTGCCGCGCAACTCAGATCTGATTTTGGAATTGGGAAAACGGATGGCCTGAGAGACCACTTTAGCAAAGAAGAGTTGCGAGCCGTTCAGTCTATGGAGTGTCTTGTGAGTGGGCTTGTAGACTGCGGATGGGGGTACGACCAAGTAAAGGACTTCATTTCCCAAAACAACATGAAGCGTTTAACAGCATGAAGCGGCGGCTGCTTGAAGAATATTTGTGAGGGGTGGTGACATGGCTGCACAGCTGGTCATCACAGAAAGGAATGAGTTGGCTTGTGGCAGATTGGCTGTCTATCAAAACTGAATACGTCACAAGCAACTGTGATTTGCCGACTCTTGCCAAGAAGCATGGGGTTTCGTACTCCACGATACGCAAGAGGTCATCAAAGGAGCACTGGTCGGAACAGCGAGAGGAACATAGGCACAATTTAGGAACGCTGGCGGCACAGAAAGCCGCAGAGAAAATAGCGGACATCGAAGCGGATATCGCAGCTGTAAAAGCGAAAACAAGGCTTGCCCTTTGGAGCGAAATTGGCAGAAGGATGCAAGACGGGGCCTCGGAGCTGGAGGGAGCGGATCTCCGCCGCATGGTGCAGAACTACTGTGACCTGGTCGGCGTGGAGCCGGGAAGCGCTATGCCCGGAGATGAAGCAAAAGAAGACGGGCTTAGTCAGAGCCTGAGAGAATTGGCGGAGGAGTTGGAGAGCGATGATTAGCGCAAAGCAGAAGAAAATTCTCGCCTTCCCCTACTCCAAGTACGACGCCCTCATCTGTGACGGCGCGGTTCGTTCCGGCAAGACCTCTATCATGATGTGGGCTTTTGTGTACTGGGCCATGCGGCAGTTCAGCGGCCAGCGGTTCGGCATCTGCGGAAAGACCGTGGATTCGGCATCGAAGAATATTGTGGTTCCGTTCATCTCTATGAGCCGTGCAAAAGAACGCTACACCATGCGATGGCGGCGGGCGGACAAGGTGCTGGAGGTTCGTCGGGGCGCTGTGACCAACTACTTTGAGGTGTTCGGCGGCAAGGATGAGAGCAGTTTTGCACTGATCCAGGGCCGCACACTGGCCGGTGTGCTGTTGGATGAGGTGGCGCTGATGCCCCGCTCTTTCGTGGAACAGGCATTGACCCGTTGCTCTGTAGATGGGGCTAAACTGTGGTTTTCCTGTAACCCGGAAAGCCCGCAGCACTGGTTCTATTTGGAGTGGATTAGACGGCACAGGGAGCGAAACGCCCTGTACCTGCACTTTGAGATGGCGGACAACCCCGGCCTGAGTGCAAAGACCATCGAGCGCTATCAATCCATGTTCACCGGCGTGTTCTACGACCGGTACATCCGGGGGCTGTGGGTTCTGGCAGAGGGCCTGGTCTACGATTTCTTCGGAGAGGAGCAGATCGTGGACGAGGTGCCTGACAAGGGTGAGTATTACATCTCCTGCGACTACGGAACGCTAAACCCTTTCTCTGCAGGTTTGTGGTGCTGGGATGGCAAGACCGCCACCCGCATCCAGGAGTACTACTATTCAGGGCGGGAGAGCCAGCGGAATAAGACCGACGAGGAGTATTATACCGAGCTGGAAGCCCTGGCCGGTGATTTGCCTGTCCGGGCGGTGGTGGTGGACCCGTCGGCGGCGTCGTTTATCGAGACCATCCGGCGGCACGGGCGGTTTAAGGTGCGCAAGGCCCACAATGAGGTGGTTCCAGGCATTATGACCACAGCACGGATGCTGCGGGATGGAACGGTGCAAATCCACCGTTCCTGCAAAGATGCTATCCGGGAATTTGGCCTGTACCGATGGGACGAGAAGTCCACAGAGGACAAGCCAATCAAGGAAAACGACCACGCCATGGACGATATCAGATATTTTTGTCAGACGATTTTAAGGCACAAGGCCGGGAAGCCGGAGTATGTGCCGCTGTATAAGAGGATGGGAGGATAAGCATGGGTGGAAGAGGTAGCGCAGGCGGTTCTTCCGATACAGGAAGCGCGTATAAAAATTCGCCAGAATATAAAAGTGCATATGAAGATTTTGTAGGGACGGAAACTGCATCAAGCTGGTTCTTACAAAAAGGAGTCAGTGCAAAAGACATTGCGGATAATATGTACATGTATCGCCAAACGATGGGAGAAAGCATGCTCGAATCCGTCAAAAGGGATATCAGTGCAGCTAAATCTGAGTTAAGAGAAGCAGACGCTGCATTAAGATATGGGGCGTCAAAAGCCACAGTAGAAGGAATGAAAGCAGGACTGAAAGAAAACATAAAAAGGTTTGAAGCAGTTCAAAAAAAGATGAACAGTTCAGAAGTTCGTACAGAATATGAAAAGCGAAAACAGCAAGCAGAGAGAGGTAACGCTGCGGCCAAGAGGAGAGGCGGTAGTTGGATGTAATGCTGAACTTCGAAAACCTTGACCATTTTCGTTTTTCTGGCGTGGGAAAGTATGATATCCCGCAAATTGAGCCTATCACTGTTTATCCAACCGGCGAATTTACACCTATGAATTACGCAAACACAGCGAAGAACCCAGAGGACAAGATTGTACACTGCTTTGTGGACGATTATCAGTTTATCCGCTACTGGAATCAGCCTGACCGCTATATACCGCTGCTGTCCAAATTTCGGGCGGTATGCTCCCCAGACTTCTCTCTTTATACAGATATGCCGGTGGCTATGCAAATCTACAACCACTACCGCAAGCACTGGCTGGCGGCGTATTGGCAGCTCCATGGGCTGACGGTATACCCAACGATTGCATGGAGTACGCCAGACAGCTACGCTTGGTGCTTTGACGGGGAGCCTGTGGGTGGGGTCGTGGCTGTGTCCAGCGTTGGGACGCAGCAGAACAAAGAAAGCAAGCGCCTGTTCTTGTTGGGTTATGAGGAAATGATGAAGCGATTGGAACCGTCATGGGTGATATTCTACGGTAAAGTGCCTGAGGAATGCGACTGGAATGTGATTCGTGTGAGCCCGCATTACAAAGAAATCGAAAGGCGCAGATTGGAGGTGGCGCGTTGAAAACCTATCAGGACCTGACTGCCCTGGGGGACAACGAGCGGGAGCGGATGGAATTTGTCCGGTCCGTTGTCCGGGACCACCTGGGGAGCGCAGATTACCGGATCGCCGCCGCTGCGGAGGAATACTACGCCAAGCGGAACACCACCATCGAGCGCTTTCAGAAGATGCTCTACACGGCGACCGGGCAGGCGTACCCCGACCTTTACAGCAGCAACTTCCGGTTGAAGACCCTCTTTTTCCGGCGGTTCGTCATCCAGCAGGCGCAGTATGTTTTGTCCAACGGCGTGACCTTCGAGAACCAGGAGACGAAAAAGAAACTGGGCGGCACCTTTGACAGCCAGCTCCAGAAGCTGGCAAAAAAGGCAATGGTGGACGGCGTGGCATACGGCTTTTGGAACCGGGACCACCTGGAGGTCTTCGGCTTTGCCGACACCTGCAACGAGGCGGGCTTTGCCCCGCTCTACGACGGCGACAACGGCGCTCTGGCGGCTGGTGTGCGGTACTGGGGGACTGCGGAGGGGCAGACCAAACGGTACACCCTGTATGAGCCGGACGGCGCGACAGAGTACATCCAGCGCAAGGGTGAGGACTTGCAGGTCATCCAGGAGAAACGGCCCTATCTCCGGGACGTGCGCCGGGACGGGCTGGGCACTGAGACCATCGAGGGCGGTGGGAACTACGCTTCCCTGCCCATTATCCCCATGTACGCCAACGACCTGCACCAGTCTGAGTTTGTGGGTATCCGGGAAAGTATCGACTGCTATGACTTCATCAAGTCCGGCCTTGCCAACGTCATCGAGGACAATTCCTCGGTGTACTGGACCCTCAAAAATGCCGGAGGCATGGATGACACAGAGATTGCCCAGTTCATGGACCGGCTGCGGACGCTGCGGGCGTCTGCGGTGGACTCGGACGACGGCGGCGGGGCGGAGGCCCACACGCTGGATATTCCGTATGAGGCCCGGGAGGCCATGCTTGCCCGCCTGCGAAGTGACCTCTATGAGGACTTCCAGCTGGTGGACCTGGAGAAGATGCTTTCCGGAAACCTGACGGCCACCGCCATCCGCATCGGCTATCAGAGCCAAGACGACAAGTGTGGGGACTTCGAGTACCACATCCGGGACTTTATCGGCAATCTGCTGAATCTGGTGGGCATCGAGGACGAGCCGTCTTTCCAGTGGAACCGAATCGCCAACCAGCTGGAGGAGACTCAGATGGTCATTGCCGCCGCCAACTACCTGGACGATGAGGCGGTTATCAAGCATCTTCCCTGGATGACCCCGGAGGAGGCGGAGGAGCTGCTGAAACGCCGGGCGGCGGAGGAGATCGACCGCACGCTCTTTCGGGGGCCGGAGGTGACGGAGGATGGCGAGGAAGCCTGATTACGCCCACCGGGCGACTGATAAGGAGCTTGCTGAGCTGGAACGGCGCATATCCGCCATCTACCAGGAAGCACGGGGCAGCCTGGACGAGACCGTGAAGGCCTACTTCGAGAGTTTCCGCAAGCGGGATGAGGAGATGAAGAAACTCATCGGAACCATCCAGAACGGGCGGGAGTGGACAGACCAGGACTATATCAACTGGAGATTGGCACAGATCGGGCGAGGGGAGCGGTTTAAGGCTCTGCGGGATAAAGTGGCGGAGCGTATGACCAAGGCCAACGAGACGGCCACTGCCTATATCAACGATGCTACACCGGGTATCTACTCATTGAACCGGAACTATGCGGCATACACCATCGAACAGACGGCTGGGGACGTGGGCTTTGCTCTATGGGACGAGCAGGCAGTCAAGCGCCTGATCGTGGAGCAGCCGGGCCTGATGCCATATTACCCGCCCAAGCGGGCGCTGCGCCGGGGCATTGACCTTGCTTGGGGCAAAAAGCAGATAACGGCCTGTGTCACCAGTTCCATTCTCCAGGGGAAGAGCGTCAAGGGCATGGCGGATGACCTGCAAATCCGCATCCCGGAGATGAACCGGGCCAGCGCCATCAGGACGGCAAGAACGGCGGTCACTGGGGCGCAGAACGCCGGGCGGATGGACAGCTACCACGCCGCTGAGAAGATGGGCGTCCGCATGAAAAAGGAGTGGCTTGCTACTTTGGACAACCGCACCCGCCATGCTCACGCCATGCTGGACGGTCAGCAGGCAGAGGTGGACAAGCCGTTTAAGGTGGCCGGGGAGGAGATACGATATCCCGGAGACCCCACAGCGGCGGGGTATCTGGTGTACAACTGCCGGTGCACGCTGGTGGCCACCGTAGATGGGGTGGATACCTCGGACGTGCTGCGTAGAGACAGAGACGGGCCGTTGCCAAACATGACTTACGCACAATGGGAGGCATCTAAGCGCGGTTATAGCGCAAAACCTATCTCAACAATTCACAATAGACCGTTGTTAGAGTGGCGCAACTCATTGAAAAATAAGGAAAATCGAGCTATACTAAAATCAAAGATTGAAAGCAAGGAAATATCTACAAAAATAAGGCCACAACAGCACGCGAAGCATATAGAGGGAACGTCACAATTTAATAAATATAGGGCAGATCGCATTGCGAAGGGAAAGACGCCGCAGAGCATATTGACCATTACCGAGAAGGAAGCACAGGAACTTGTGAATCTCTATTCCTGCACAGGCGCAGTTGAGATTGAAATTAGGAAAGACGGAACTGCCAAAATCGTTGAATATTGCAGTGCTGACAGGATAATTGGGAAATATTACATTTCCAATGAATACCGTGAGACAAAGAGGTTCGGCATCTTTTATTCAAAAAGAGGGACACATATTGTTCCGACGCGGCCAGAAAAGGAGTGATACAGAGTGGTAAACATATGGGAGTACGCAAGCTCTCTCCCAAAAGTCCGGATCAAGACTAAAGATGGGGGCCCGTATGTCGGCTATACACTCATGGTCTGGGACGCTGATGAATCAAACGACGATGAGGACAGCATTACGATTGAATTAAGCAGTGGTGAAACACGATCTTTCTACCCGTCTGAGATCGAGTCTATCGAGGAAATCAAATGAACATTGACCTTTACGACCATTCCAAAGAGGTCCTTGCCGCCCTCCAGGCGGCCGCAGAGCGGGCGCTTGAAAAGTGCGGGCTGACGGCCGAGGGGTACGCCAAGCGGCTGGCTCCAGTGGATACCGGAAACCTCCGAAATAGCATCACCCATAAAGTCGACCCAGCAGAACCTGCGGTGTACATCGGAACGGACAGCGAGTACGCCGCTTATGTGGAACTGGGCACCGGCCAGTATTACCCCGGCGGACGGCCCACCCCGTGGAAGTACCAGGACGCAAACGGCAACTGGCACTGGACGAAGGGCAACCCGGCAAGACCATATCTGAAACCGGCGGTTGCCGACCACGCACAGACATACCGGAATATCATTGAGGACGAATTGCATGGACAATAAGACCATACAGGCCATTGAGGCCATTATCAAGCGGGGCAACGACGCCGAGATCCGCCGGAAGGGCGACGGGTACGTTGTCTTGGAGGTCAAAAAGACAATCAAATATACGACTCCTGCGTAATTGGGCGCAGGAAAGGGCAATAGGAGCCAGCTACCGAGGATTTCTCGGTGGTTGGCTCTTTTTATTTTGGTAAACACCGCGAAGCACAGCGGTTTTTATATCACAGTCGCCCCCAAAGTACCGGGGCCGAAGAAAAGGAGACTGAACATGGCACTGACACGCAAGCTTTTGAAGGGTATGGGGCTCACCGACGAACAGGTGGACACCATCATCGAGGCGCACACCGACACCGTGGACGGCTTGAAGGAACAAGTGAAGGCCTACAAGGCCGACGCTGACAAGCTGTCCACCGTCCAGAAGGAATTGGACGACCTGAAAGCCGCCGGGGACGACGGCTGGGAAGCAAAGGCCAAGGACTTGGAAAAGAAATACACCGACCTTGTGGCCGAAAACAAGAGCAAGGAGACCCGGGCGGCCAAGGAAGCGGCTGTCAAGGCCTACTACGAGAGCAAGGGCATCACCGGAGACAACCTCACCATCGCCATGATGGGCAGCGGCGAAGTGCTGGAGAAGCTGGAGCTGGACGGCGGCAAAATCAAGGACGCCGCCGCGCTGGACGCCCTGGTGGGCGGGGCCTTTGCAAAGTTGGTCTCCACTACGACCACGGAGGGGCTGAAAACCGAGACGCCCCCCAAGAACAACGGCGGCAAGATGACCCGGGAGGAGATCGTGAAGATTCAGGACCCCGTGGAGCGCCGCGCCGCCATCCGCGACAACATGGAATTGTTTGAGAAAGGATGATAATTTATGGCAGCAGATCCCAAGCTGATCAAGAAGGCCGACCTCGCCCGCGTGCGGGAGATCGACTTCACCCTGATGTTTACCGAAAGCCTGCGCAAGCTGACCGAGGCCCTGGGCGTGACCAGGAAGGTTGCCAAGCAGGCTGGAACCGTGCTCAAGACCTATAAGGCCACCGGAACCCTGGAGGACGGCGCTGTTGCCGAGGGCGAGACCATCCCCCTGAGCAAGTACACCACGGAGGCGGTGAACTATGGCGAGATCACTTTGAAGAAGTGGCGCAAGGCCACCTCTGCCGAGGCGATCATTGAGCGTGGCTATGACCAGGCCGTCGGCATGACCACCGCCCGGATGCTCAAGGACGTGCAGAAGGGAATTCGCAAGGACTTCTTCACTTTCCTGGGCACCGGAACTGGCACCGCCACCGGAGCGGGCCTTCAGGCGGCCCTTGCCCAGACCTGGGGCAAACTCCAGACTCTGTTTGAGGATGACGACATTCAGGTCGCCTACTTCATCAACCCCCTGGACATCGCCGGCTATCTGGCCACCGCCACCATCACTACCCAGACCGCCTTTGGCATGACCTATATCGAGGACTTCCTGGGCATGGGCAAGGTATTCATGAACTCCAGTGTCCCCAAGGGCACCATTTACTCCACCGCCCAGGACAACCTGGTCCTCTACTATGTGCCCGTCAACGGCGCTGACCTGAATGAGGCGTTCTCTTTCACCAGCGACGAAACCGGCTATATTGGCATCCATGAGGAGCCCGACTACACCAACATGACCGCCAGCGACACTGTGGTGAACGGTATGACCCTGTTTGCCGAGCGCCTGGACGGCGTGGTCAAGACCACCATCACTGAGCCGGGCCCTTAAACGCGCTGTTGAGTGAGCCTGCGCCCGCTGCTCCTGCTGGTCCGGACACCCGGGCCAGTGGGGGGCCGGGTGTCAGCAGCGCAGCCGTACAGGCCGAACCTGCAAAGGTGGTGAAGAGCCGTGCTCGAAGCCGTACTGACACATCTGAATAACTGGTTCTGCCGGGAGGTGTACGCCGGGACCTTCACAGTGACCAGCGGGACGCTGGCGCTGCCGGATCTGGCGGACGGCCAGTATTTCCGCATTGTGGGCAGCGTGTTCAACGACGGACTGCACCAGAGCCCGGCGGCGGGCCTGACGGACGAGACCTTTACCGGCGCTGTTTGGGCGCTGGCGGTCCCCAAGTCTGTGGTTACCCTGGCGGAGGAGATCAAGGCGTGGGCCGCGAAGAACCAGCTGGGGGCGTACACCAGCGAGAGCTTCGGTGGGTACAGCTACACCCGGGCCACCAACGCCAAGGGCGCGGCTGTTGGCTGGCAGGACGCCTTTGCCGCCCAGCTGGCCCCCTATCGCAAGCTGCGGGACACCTCCATGGTGGCCCCAACCCCCAAGGGGACGCCGCCCACGCCCCGGAAACCGTGCTGGAGGTGAGAGCGTGAGCCTGTTAGATGATTTTGCCCGGACCTGCGTGGTGCTGGAAAAGACCCGGAGACCGGACGGGGCCGGAGGCTACTTTGTGGAGTGGGCCGAGGGCGCGGAGTTTGTCAATTATCAGGCCCTGGACACCTCCATGGAGGCCCGGAGGGCGGAGAAGGAGGGCGTGACCAGCGTGTATTCCGCGCTGGTGCGGTCCGACTTCCCCATCGACTACAACGACTATTTTCGGGACAAGACAACCGGCCAGACCTACCGGGTGACCTCTTACCCGGAGGAAAAAGTGGCCCCCAAGTCCGCCAGCTTCGCCTTGAAATTCTTCACAGCGGAGCGGAAGGAGCTGCCGACATGACCAAAAACAAGGCCCTGTATGCCTGGCTCAACGAGTTCATGCCGTTTTACCGGGCCTCCTCTGTCCCGGACGATGTGGAGTTCCCCTACGGCACCTATGAGTACATCGAGGATGCCTGGGGCGGCGGCGAGGTGAGCATGACCGTCAATCTGTGGTTCCATACCACCAGCGAGGCGGTGCCGGATGAAAAGGCCCAGGAACTTTCTAGGCGCATCGGCTACGGCGGCGTGACCATCCCCTGCGACGGCGGGTACATCTGGCTCAAGCGTGGGTCTCCCTTCTGCCAGAGCCTGAAATACGAAGAAGACAACAACATCAAGCGGCGGTACATCAACCTGACCGCCGAATACCTGACTTTGAACTGAAAGGAGCGATACCATGGGAATCTTTACGAAAATCCCGCAGGACACCTTTTCCGAGTTACAGCTTGACGCCGGTGTTCTGCTGAATAAGTTTGACCCGGCCAAGGTGGCCGCCCCAGCGGATGAGGACATCATCTGTGCCACTACCGGCGGCATCAACATCAGCTGCGTGCCCACCTACTCCGACATGGGCGAGGATGTGGACAACTGTCCCACCAACACCAAGGAGTTGAAGCACCTGGACGGCTGGGACTGCAAGATGTCCTTCACCGCTCTGGGCACCTCTCCTGAGAGCATCAAACTTGCCCTGGGCGCTGCCACAGTGGCAACCAGCAAGGTCACCCCAAACCGTGACCTGAAGCAGGAGGATTTTAAGGATATCTGGTGGGCGGGTGACCGGGCTGACGGCGGTGCCGTGGCAGCCTGTTTGAAAAATGCCCTTTCCACTGGAGGTTTCGCGCTCAAGACCACCAAGAACGGTAAGGGGCAGGTTTCCGTGGAATTGACCGGCCATGTATCCATTGAGGCCCAGAACGTCATGCCCATGGAGTTTTATAGCTTCACCACCCCGCTTCCCGGTGCGGGCTGAGGAGGCAGGCCATGAGACTTTCTGATATCAAGGGCGACCGAACCCTGGAGGTCATTGCAGAGGTCATCGACCCAATCTGCAATATTGCGGAGGATGACGAGGCCATGTCCATGTTCCGGCGGGAGAAGCTGCCGGAAGGCATGGAGCCGAAGAAGTTCCTGCTGGCCCGGGCGCGGAAGTCGCTGCCCGTGCTGCTGAAAAAGCACAAGGGCGACATCATTGACATCCTGGCCGCCATCGAGGGCGTGTCTCCGGAGCGGTATCAGGGTGCGCTGAACCTGGTCAAGCTGTTTAAGGATGCCACTGACCTGCTGACGGATGAGGCGTTCGCCGAGCTTTTTATCTCCGCGCAGGGCGAGACCTCCTGTGGCTCTGCGCCGGAGAATACCGAGGCCCCCTCAGCGTAAAGGCGTTTGCCCGGTATGCCGTCTCCCGATGGCTGTATGAGCAGAAGGACACGGCATACCGGGTGTATGTGACCGATGCGCTGAAAGCGGTGGCGGAGAACACCGCCAAGTACGCCGGGGGCGGTTACATCAAGGCCCGGTACATCGAAATCATTGACCCGCCCCCTGAGGAGACCCGGACGGGGGAGGAGATCATAGCGCAGATGAAGGCCAAGCTGGGCCAGATCGGAGGTGAACTGGGTGAATCTACTTGACCTGTATGTAAAAATCACAATGGACACCAGCGGGTACAGCAAGGGCCTGGATGAGGCGTCCGGCAAGGCGTCCAGCTTTGCCTCCAAACTGAAAAGCGGCCTTGCCACGGCGGCCAAGGTGGGTGCTGCTGCCCTGACCGCTGCGGCCACCGGCGTGGCGGCGTTGACAAAGGCATCTATTGACCAGTACGCCCAGTATGAGCAGTTGGTGGGCGGCGTGGACACGCTTTTTAAGACCGCGTCGGACAAGGTTCAGCAGTACGCCGCAAATGCCTATAAGACCGCTGGCATGAGCGCCAATGAGTACATGAATACCGTGACCAGCTTCTCTGCTTCTCTGATTAAGAGCCTTGGAGGAGACACGGAAAAGGCGGCCCAAAAGGCGGACCAGGCCATTACCGACATGGCCGACAACGCCAATAAGATGGGCACCAGCATGGAAATGATCCAGAATGCCTATCAGGGCTTTGCAAAGCAAAACTATACCATGTTGGATAACCTTAAGCTTGGGTACGGCGGAACCAAAGAGGAGATGCAGCGACTTCTCAAGGACGCCGAAAAGTTATCTGGCATAAAGTACGACATTTCCAGCTATGCCGATATTGTAGACGCCATCCATGTGGTTCAAACGGAGATGGGCATCACCGGTACCACGGCCAAGGAGGCGGCCAGCACGATCTCGGGCAGCTTGAGCATGGCTAAGGCGGCGTGGAAGAATCTGCTGACCGGTGTAGGCGATGACACCGCAGACCTCGGGACGCTCATCGACAACCTGGTGGATAGTGTGTCCACCGCCGCCGGGAACATCGTGCCGCGAATTGGGAAGATCCTCAGCGGCATGGGCGAGGTAGTAGCCCAACTGGCTCCGATCATTGCTCAGGAGCTGCCTGAGCTCATCAGTACCATGCTTCCGGCCCTGGTTAGTGCTGGGGCGCAGCTGCTGGTTGGCCTGGTGACGGGGCTCGTGACGGCCATTCCCGATCTGGTGGCGGCTGCGCCACAGATCATCACGTCGCTGGTTTCGGCGATCTCTGCCAACCTCCCAGCTATCCTGGCGGCTGGTCAGCAGCTTTTGACCATGTTTGGCAGCGGGATCCAGTCCGGCGTACCTCAGATGGTGGCGCAGCTGCCGGCGGCCATAGATGGGTTCCTTGGCTTTATTACGGAGCAGCTTCCAGCCGTGCTGGACAAAGGCGTGGAGATGCTGACGGAACTGGCAAACGGAATCATCGCTGGAATCCCACAGCTGCTGGAGCAGCTTCCACTTATCTTTGAGTCTTTCGAGACGTTTATCACAGTCAATTTGCCGGTCATCCTGGACAAGGGCATGGATCTGCTGTTCAACTTTGTGGACGGCATCATCGCCGGGATTCCCAACATGGTGGCGCGGCTGCCGGAGATCATCAAAAGCATCACAACAACGCTATCGAACAACTACCCGAAAATCATCCGATCTGGATTTGATCTTCTCATCAAACTGGCTGACGGCATTTTGAGCGCTATCCCGGATCTGGTCTCCGTCCTTCCCCAAGTGGTGGCCGCAATTTTGAGTGGCTTTAGTTCAGCGGTTTCTGGTGTGTTCGAGATCGGGAAAAACATTGTGATGGGCCTGTGGGATGGAATCAAGAGCATGGGTTCCTGGATCGCGGAGAAAATTGGAGACTTCTTTGGTGGGATCGTTGATGGCGCAAAAGACCTGCTCGGTATCCACTCCCCGTCTAGGGTGTTTGCGGACATCGGGAAAAACATGGCCTTGGGGCTGGGCAATGGCTGGGAGGATTCCTTCGGGCGCGTCCGGGACGGCATCACCCGCGGCCTGGACTTCGGCGCAGCATCGGTGGATTTCGCCTCCTCCGGGCTTGGAGTGTCCTCCGCCGGCATCATCAACAGTATGGCGGCGGGGTCAGACGCTGG